CAATTCCAACAACCTGACCAACCTGAACCAAGTCACCTGACTTAACAGTGCTTGCTACAGGAAAGACGAGTGAGTTGGCATCGTTATAAATCTCATTAAGAGCCATGATTTACCTTACTTTCTTACTTGCCGCTAATACGAGCTGCGATTGCAGAAAACTCGTCTAGCAGATTGCTTGTCTTAGCGACAGATTCGTGGATAATTCCAGCTTCTTCTGTTGCGGGGGCGAATGCCTCACGGATTGAAGTGGCGTAAGCCTTCTCCTCTTCGATTAGCTCATCAATTGACTTGATGTTTTTGTCAGACTTAAGGCTCTCAGCAACACGCTGAAGTGACACCTTAGGTAGACCTGATTCGTTGAACTTCTCCGCAATGTCGATAGCATCAAGAGCAGGAGCCACGTCGGCTTCGTCTCCCTCAACCTCAACAGGCTTAGCGGATTCTACCAGCACAGAGACTGACTCTACAACTGGCGATAGTGCCTCAACGAAGGCATTTTTGAGGTCAGCAATTGCTGCATCAAATTCTTCCTTAGTAATGGACATACCATTTCCTTCCGATAGTGATTCACTAATTTCTGTTAGTGCTTCTCTTGAATAGCTTTCGAGGAGGTTAAGAAACTTACCACCAGCTCCAGCCACTGTTACGACATCGACGCTAGTCAAAGGGTCTTCAATAAGCGATTCGATAATTGGGCCTTCGCGACCCTCTGCCTCACCATGTTGGGCATCCCCAAAAGCATGGATTGACAAACCAATGTCTCCAGCCATTTCCCGAATAATCGGTGCATAGCTAGAGTAAAATTCAATATCAGCATAAAGTGCGCCTTCAGAGAAAGTTGCATCAGTAATCAACTTTCCTGCAAGCTTTTGCACATCACGCTCTGGGCGAGAATTAGAATCAGGGTGATTCATAAAAACTTTTGTGCCAGTTTTAAAAACAGTTGGGCCAAAGCTTGAAAGCAATGATTCAGAATAGTAACCTGAAGAACCCCATCCAGATTGGATGATTTTTACACGCCACTTGTTCTTGCCTTCACTAGCATTAAAACCAAGTGACTCACTTAGGGTTATAGCCATAAAATCTCCGATACGTTTATACATTCGCTATATGTAATGATACCACACTCGTTATGCAGTTGGTGCGTTGTCCATATCTCTTAGAGTATTATCACTATTAGACATTTGACCTACAGCACCAGTATTACCGGGAGAAGGCACACCAGAACCAGAATTGTTAACAGTTGCCGCTAAAGCATCGACTCTTTCCTTAGCCGCAGGAGAAATTCCTGTGTGCATAGGCACAACATCAAGCTCGTCTAGAACTGCAGAACGGTACTCGTCTTCCCACAAAGCACCAGCTTCGTGTGCCAAAGAGATAGCTTGAATCTGTCTGTAAGTTGCTTCAGACTCCATCTTAGGCCATTTAACCTCAACATTACGAGCACCCATAAACTTAATTACACGCTTAAAGAATTGCTCCCAAATTTTTTGACGAGCTTGCATAGCTTTAATGGTTGGAACATCCAAAGTTTGTGCAGTGCCATAAGCTCCAGAAGAACCAGGGTCAGACATCAAAGTAACAACAGAAACTTCTAGCGCAGAAGCAACCATTGCAGCCAAAGGTCTGCCGCTACCTAAGTCTACGCTACCAGAACGAGGCAAAGAAGAAAGCTCCATGTCCGCACCAAGAATAGCTGTAGAAGCAGCTGAGTTAGGTGTTGCGATGCTAGCAGCAGCAGCTGCAGCACCAGTTTTTGACTTAGACTTTAACTGCCAAGCAAACATAGCCAAAGACTTTAGAATGCGAGAACCATCTTTAAGATATTCGTTGTATGCGTGAGCCCAAGGGTAAGCGGAGAATGCATCCGGCACCCCCCAAGCAGTTCCGGCCCTCTTGTTAACCATAGAAGAGAACATAACCTTAGAAGGGTCTACAGGTTGGTTTTGAATAGTTCTAACATAGCCATTTACTGGAGTGTACAGGTCAGAAGGATACCAAGCGGAAACTTGAACAGCTTGACCACCAGTTTCTTGACTGTGACGAGTCCAAGTGCGGCGATAATAACGCACAAATTCGATATCATCAGGGTCAGTAACCCAGCCTGTAATCTGGCTAAAAGGAACACGCTGAACCCTCTTAGAAGAAAGCTCACCTAGCACAAAGAACTGTCCAGAAGTGAAATGTGAGTGCTCATTGATAGCCATAGCTTGAGAGCTGAACAAAACGCTTTGAGCGTTGTCAGATTCCATTAATTCACGAACTCTAACAGAAACACCCTCAAATTCTACGCCCTTACCAAAAACATAGCTAGTTCTAAGGCCTAAACCACGCTTTAACAAAGGATTGCCATCAACCCTCTCAGTCAAGTGAACAGACAACTGTTTTAAGGTTTCAAGGCTAAAAGCGTCCAAAGAGTTCAAATATGGGCCAAAAGGGTTCCAACCCTTGTCATCCATCGATAAAATAACATCAGCCATACGCTGATAAGACTCAGAAAATTCTTCCGAATCAGACGAAAAACTGTCAAAAATTTCCAAAATATTCTCCAAATCAATTAAATATAGTTATATTCTACCATGTCCAGTCGGAATAAAAAGGATAAACCGTATCCATCATGTTTGCATCCACCATAACAGTGTCTCCAGGCTTAGAATTACCGTAAGGAGAATTCAATAACTTAGACATATCTAGACCTGCATACATCGCCGCATCTAACCTGTCAGGAGATTTCATGCCCCTAGAGCGCATATCATCTTTAGATTCAATCTGAATAGAACCCTTGCTAGAAAACTTGTACTTAATGGCCATCATTTCATCTAAAAGGTCTTTGTCAGTCAAATCTAAATCAATCCGACCCATAATCATACCTTCACGCAAAGAATCATAGCCACAAGCACGGGCATTAAGCCATCTCATGTTATCTGGAGACGCAGCAGAACCAATTACAGAAATAACAACATACTTATCGTTAGACATAGTTGCCAACATGTCCACAACAGGGGCACCAAGGCCCGTAGCGTCCACACGAACCTCAGACGCACCAATACTCACAGCCAACTCATGAACCCTGTTAGCAGACTCTACAGCATTAGCTTTAGACCATGTAGCCATGTGACGTAAACGGCCACCCCTATTTGAATACACTACAGAATCGTCATCACCAAAACGTGCCAAGTCAACACCCAACACAACAGGAATATCCATATCCTCTTCAACCTCACAATCGATAGCCTTATCGATAGCTTGCTGAGAGAAAAATGTAGTGTCATCCTCTTCAGGGAACTCAGCCAAAATTTTTGAACGATACCTAGCCGAATCCACACCCCAAGCAACCCTCTGACGTTCAACCCAACTCGGCTGAATCAGCAAAGGCTTCAAATCCTCAGGAACTTTTTCACCAGTAAAATTTGGTGTATCAAACGCAGAAATTTTAATTTTATTCCAAGTATCATCCTCACGAATAATTCTGTGAAACTCTGTACCCCTACGGTCAGGGTTACCAATAGCCAAAACCCTAGAGTCAGCAGTAGTAGTAACAGCTTCAGCCGCAGTATACAAATCGGCAGGAATACCACCAGCCTCATCCAAAACAACAAACACATATCTTCTGTGAATACCTTGGAACGCAGAAACGATATCAGTGTCAGCAGGACGACGGCCGAAACCAATCAAAGTACCATACTGGTCATCAAGCTTCCACTCCTCAGACTGGTTAATGTGCCCAGGAAGAGAGAAACCATTAATAGCCGCCAACTTGTGATTATCCTTCAACTCACGAAACAACACACGCGCAATCTGAGGGTAAGTAGGCGCAGAACAAATCAAAGCAACCTCATACGGGTCATGGACAGCAATCCACCAAGCACCCAAGATACCAGCCACAGCAGACTTACCAGCACCGTTACAAGACACCACAGCAGTGTGCGTGTGGTCCACCAAAGACTGACCAATCTCAGCCTGCTTAGACCACATCGTCTTACCCAACACATCCGAAGCCCAAGCAGCAGGGTCAGTCAAATAAACACTATTCTTAGAACGCTTACGCAAATCCTGAATCACGCCATCAATCACGCCATCAATCATCGTCTTCATCTCCTCTAAAACCTAAACGCAACTCAGGATAAGTATAATCAGTTGCAGCCTCAACCACAGCACTCAAACCCAAACTACCACCCTGAGGCTTAGGACACTTGTGCGTCCTACGCCACTCATTCAACAACTTCAACTCATCATCACGGTCTGCAGAAAAACCGGCACCACAACTACAAGACTCAGACAAACTCATCAGGCTCAGACTCCGCCAACAACTCAGCCTTAGCTCTCAACAAGCCCTCACCAACCAAAGCATCAAAATCATCAACAGTCACATCAGGGAAACGCTCACGCAACTCACCCTTAGCAAACTTCAAAGCAGCATCCATAGCTCGCAACATTATAGTCTGCTGATAAGTAGACAAACGCAAAACATCAGCATCCAAACTCGACTTCTGAGAATCCAAACGACGACCCAACTCCTGCAAAGTCTGCAACAACAAACGAGCCGAAACAGGGTCCTTAAACTCAACAGCATTCTTAATCAAAGAATCCTTCAAATCATTCAACTCATGCACAAGCAGTTGACGCTGCTCCACCTCAGTCCAAACATCACGACGCGACAACAAGTTCTTAACATGCACAACAGCCTGAGCAGCAGGAATCCCAGTAATCTTTTCAATCTCCTCGCCAGACTTACCAGAAGCCGCAGCCCTCAATAAAGTCTCATCAAGAAGAGAAACATCACCCCTTGCCATTCAACACCTCATCCACCTTTAACTGCAAAGCTTTAATTTCATTAAACAAAATAAAAATCATCTCAGACAAATCAGCGTTAGAAACTTCCTCAATCTCTTCAACCTCAGAATCCTCTGCATCATCAGCAATACCACGTGACATAAAAACCTCCAAAAACTATAGAAAAATTTTTTTAAAACGACTCGCCAAGCAAATCAAACTCAACCCTGAAAGAATCAACCGCCGCAGAAACAATATCCCACACCTCAAACTCCCCATGAAGCTCAAAAAACACCTCAACATCAGGAGTACAAACAGCGCGATACACAGACGACGACTCATCCGAATCATACAAAGAAATTTGCATGTTCAGCGAACGCTTACCAAAACCAGAAACAATAATATCCATAAAGACATACTATCATACAAAAACTAGGAAAGCACTTACGATACGAGCGTGGGGGGAGAACCCTACCCCGTGTCCTATTTTCTGGTATAAATTGAAAGAGTTGCCATAGTGGAAAAATCATGGGCGGAAGGTGGGCGGAGCGGACGCTAGCGTAGCTAGCTGAGCGACCCCGCCTGAACGGACATGACCTGGGCGACATAAAAAAAATACCCACCCCCAGCACCGAAGGTGCTGAGGGCAGGCTTTTGCTTTTTACCAAGTTTCGCTCCACTGGGTAGGTTCTGGTTCTGGTTCTTTGCGAGTGAAGATAGCCTCAAACGACCAGGCGAAGGCGATTATCGCCAAGCCTGCGAAAATCCAGGTTAGGCTTACGAACTGGGCGTAGTTGTCTAGTCGTTCGCTTGCTCCGTGGATAGCGATGTCAAACTTGACATCTTTGGCGATGAAGTCTAGTAAGAGTGCTACTAGTACGAATGCTCCTGATAGTGCGAAGCGAGTTGCTCTTTCTACTGCGTTCATTTGGTACCTTTCAGTTAGGTGAGGGGCGTGTCCCCCCCTGCGTGAGCAAGGGGGGGCAGCCCTGTCTTGTCTAGAAGTCTGAAGACAACGCTTCAGCGACTTCAGCGATTACTTGCTGAACCTGTGCTTTGGTCGGCTTTACAACGCTGACCTTGCTCGCACTGAAAGTGCGAATGTCGTTTACTGCTTCGCCAGTGTTCTTTGGTGTCCACTGAATGATGTTGACATCAAGGCTTGCTCCTACAAGTACCTCAGGGTCAGCAGGTAGGTACATGCCACCGATGTGGCTTGCTACTGAACTGATGAGTGCTTTGGTCTTGTACGCTGACTTGGCAGCGTCTGACAACGGGCACAGGGTGGTGATGAAGCGTCCAGCCTGCGATGGTCCAGTGATGCGGATACCTACCCATAGGCGAGAGGTTCCGTCTGGCATGTCCACGAACTTGGTCTGTTCGATGGTTCCCGAGTAGTTGCCTACTGGGATGAGTGTTGCTTCGGCTTCGGTTGCTGAACCGAAGTTGAATGGTAGTGCGTTTGGCTTATTTGCCATGGTGGACTCCTTATGTCCTAGGTGGTGCGTTAGGGATAGAAGATTATCTATCCAAGGGGAGCTGCCCCCTCGCCTGCGGGGGGCGCGACCCGATATTGGTGACCTGACTTGACTCTTGACACGAATTCCTCCAAGCGGTTTGCGAAGCAAACCAAGACTGAGGGTAG